CAGAGCCAGAAGAAAAACAGCATAAAAAGCCTGGTCGAAAACCTAAGGCGGCAGCAGATGAACCTGACAACGAAGGGTGATTTAGTCCTTGCGGCATTACGTAAGCTCGGTGTGGCATCAAATGCCACGTTAACTGATGTCGAACCGCAGTCTATGGAAGACGGCGTCAACGACCTTGAAATGATGATGGCTGAATGGCTTGGCGGTGATGCGTCACCTGGGACCAACGTTGGCTACATTTTTGCTGATGCAGATGTCGCTCCGGATCCGGGCGATGAGCACGGTTTATCAAATAACGCTATCAATGCCGTCATTTTCAACCTTGCCTGCCGCATTGCTCCGGATTATGCGCTGGAAGCGTCAGCAAAACTTATAACCACTGCCAGATACGGGAAAGAGCGACTCGTCAAACTGTCTGCAATGGACAGAGCAAAAGCCGCTAAATGTAAGTCAGGTTATCCAAACCGTATGCCTGTTGGCAGTGGTAACCAGTTAGCGACGTGGAACGGTTGGAATTACTTCCACCGGAAGGAACCTTGCGATAACGGGAGCGAATAAATGCCGATTCAGCAACTTCCGCTTATGAAAGGTGTCGGCAAAGACTTTCGAAACGCTGACTATATCGACTATTTGCCAGTGAATATGCTGGCTACACCCAAAGAAATCCTCAACAGCAGCGGATATCTTCGCTCATTCCCTGGCATTGCCAAACGCTCTGATGTGAACGGTGTATCTCGCGGCGTCGAGTACAACATGGCGCAGAATGCTGTTTATCGCGTGTGTGGTGGCAAGTTGTATAAGGGCGAAAGTGAAGTCGGCGATGTTGTCGGAAGTGGTCGTGTATCAATGGCGCATGGTCGAACATCTCAGGCTGTAGGCGTTAATGGTCAACTGGTCGAGTCTCGCTATGATGGCACGGTTAAAACCGTCTCAAACTGGCCTACAGACAGCGGATTCACGCAGTATGAGTTAGGCTCAGTCCGCGACATTACACGCTTACGTGGGCGTTATGCGTGGTCAAAAGACGGCACTGATTCATGGTTTATCACTGACCTTGAAGACGAATCACATCCTGACCGATACAGCGCACAATATCGTGCCGAGTCGCAGCCTGACGGCATCATCGGCATCGGAACATGGCGAGACTTCATCGTCTGCTTTGGCTCATCGACGATTGAATATTTCTCCCTGACGGGCGCAACCACTGTTGGTGCCGCTTTGTATGTCGCCCAGCCATCGTTGATGGTGCAGAAAGGAATCGCCGGAACCTACTGCAAAACGCCGTTTGCTGATTCGTATGCGTTCATCAGCAATCCGGCAACAGGTGCGCCGTCTGTTTACATCATCGGATCCGGTCAGGTGTCACCAATCGCCAGCGCGAGCATTGAGAAAATCCTCCGCTCCTACACTGCTGATGAACTGGCTGATGGCGTGATGGAATCGTTGCGCTTTGATGCTCATGAGTTGCTGATTATCCACCTTCCGCGCCATGTTCTCGTGTACGACGCATCTTCAAGCGCCAATGGTCCGCAATGGTGTGTGTTGAAAACTGGCTTGTATGACGATGTGTACCGCGCTATCGACTTCATTTACGAAGGTAATCAGATAACGTGCGGCGATAAGCTGGAATCTGTTACCGGAAAATTGCAATTCGACATCAGCAGCCAGTATGGGCTTCAACAGGAACACCTGCTGTTTACTCCACTCTTCAAAGCGGATAACGCCAGAGTGTTCGACCTTGAGGTTGAATCGTCAACTGGCGTTGCGCAGTACGCTGACCGCCTGTTCCTCTCTGCTACAACTGACGGCATCAATTACGGGCGTGAGCAGATGATTGAGCAGAATGAACCGTTCGTTTACGACAAACGCGTTTTGTGGAAACGAGTAGGGCGCGTCAGGAAAAATATTGGCTTCAAACTGCGAGTTATCACTAAGTCACCTGTCACTTTGTCTGGTTGCCAGGTAAGGATTGAGTAATGGCTGATTCAAATCTCAACACCCCTGTTATTGTGCAGGCGACGCGGCTCGACACGTCAATTCTTCCGCGCGACATCTTCTCTCAGTCATACCTGCTGTATGTTATCGCACAGGGTACAGACGTTGGTAACGTAGCAAACAAAGCTAACGAAGCAGGTCATGGAGCTTATGAAGCGCAGGTCAGGAATGAACAGCAGGACGATGAACTTGCAGACCATGAACTACGAATTAAACAACTGCGCATTGAAGTTGATGGTCATGAAGTAAGAATTACCGGAAATACAGCGGCAATTGCTGATTTAGGAGTGAGAATAACCACAGTTGAAGGTGAAGTTCTCAACATTCAATCTGAAATTTCATCTCTTGATGGAAGAGTGACATCTGTTGAAAACGATGTTGGTAATCTCAGTTTGGACTACGTTTCCAAGACTGAAGTAAGTCAACAATCACTATCATCGCCTCTCAATGTGACAACATCATACTCAGTTGGAGGGGTAAAGGTGGTCGGTGCAAGGCAAAACGGTTGGACTGCCGGCACAGGAACCCCGCTAACAAGCGCGTTTACTGCAAATCAACCGTATCCTCTTTCAACAACCTACGTTCGGGCAGAAGTAGATGATATAGCCACTGGTTTGATTCAGGCTAGACAACGAATACTTGCCCTTGAAAAAGCACTGCGAACACATGGTTTAATAAACTAATGGAAATAAAGCTCATCGATAATCCGGTGAAGCTTGCAGAATTCCTCAACAATCCAGAAAACACGGGAAATATCGTAGACAGTGGAGATAAATACTACATCAAGCCTGATGCTGTATATCTCGGTATCTACGAAGGATTAGTGCTGGCTGGTGTTCATGAAGTGCGTAACTTCTGGCATAGCGTTGTGGAATGCCATGCGGTGTACGACCCCGGATTCCGTGGAGAATATGCACTACAAGGGCACCGATTATTCTGCAAATGGCTTCTCGAAAACTCACCATTCCTCAACAGCATCACCATGGTTCCTGATACCACAAAATACGGGCGGGCAATCATCCGTTTGCTCGGTGCTACCCGTGTTGGTCACCTTGATGATGCATACACCAGTAATGGAAATCCTGTAGGCATCACGATTTATCAGTTACCGCGCTCAAAATATGAGGAACTAACGGATGTTAATTTTTCAGATTGCTAATAAGTACCTCACCAAAGCTGTTTACTGCAAAGGTGGCAGTGATAGTGGAGCAAAAGCGAGTGCACGCGCAACGGAAAAAGGTATCGATCTACAGCGCGAAATGTGGCAAACGAACATGCAAAACCTTGCACCGTTCACGCCACTCGCTCAGCAGTATGTATCACAGTTGCAGAATCTTTCCTCACTTCAGGGGCAAGGGCAGGCACTTAACCAGTATTACAACTCCCAGCAGTACAAAGACCTGGCAGGTCAGGCGCGTTACCAGAGCCTGGCAGCAGCAGAGGCAACGGGTGGATTAGGCTCTACGGCAACCGGAAACCAGTTGGCAGCAATCGCACCTACACTCGGTCAAAACTGGCTGTCAGGTCAGATGAACAACTACAACAATCTGGCAAACATTGGCCTTGGTGCTCTTACAGGTCAGGCAAACGCCGGACAGAACTATGCCAACAACGTCAGTCAATTGTATCAACAGCAGGCGGCAGCATCTGCGGCTAATGCAAATAAACCATCAGGATTTCAGAGCGCCCTTGGTGGAGCGGCGGCAGGTGCAGCTGCAGGTACTGCAATCATGCCTGGTTGGGGGACAGCAATTGGTGCTGGCGTAGGACTTCTTGGTTCACTGTTTTAATGGAGGTGTCTCTTGGCTACATGGCAACAGGTTGGTAATTCAGGCGCTCTTCTTGCCGGGTTGGGCGGCATGAACTCCAACGCTCCAGGAGCAAGTGATGCAGACGCCACGCTTGCATACATTCGACAGAATAACGAGATGGAGCGTTCAGGACGTAATAACGTTGGCTTGCGGGCTTTGCAGGGCATTTCATCTGTCATGGATATGTATAAGCAGATGGATCAGCAGAAGCGACAGCAAGAGTTTCAGCAGGCTTATGCTGATGCATATACATCTGGTGACCGCGATGCCATGCGAAAACTGGCATCACAGTATCCTGAGCAGTTCGACGTTGTAAGAAACGGCATGAAATTTGTCGATGAAGACCAGCGTACTACTGTCGGTACACTGGCAGCAAGTGCCAGACTCGCAGGTTCATCTCCAGAAGCCATGATGTCATGGCTGCAGAACAACGCATCTGAGCTTTCTCGCGCCGGAGTAGACCCTCTGGATGTGGCGAAAATGTATCAGCAAAATCCACAAGGTTTCACAGAGTTTGTTGATCACCTTGGAATGGCTGCACTTGGACCAGAACAATATTTTCAGGCACAAGACAGAATCGTTGGTCGTGAGATTGACCGTGGAAAACTTGCAGAGGCAATCCGCAGCAATCAGGCTGGCGAAGCACTAACTGCTCGTGGTCAGAACATCACTATGCGCGGTCAGGACTTATCTGCGTCTACTGCGCGACGCGGTCAGGATTTGGCAATGCAGCGAGCGTCAACAAGAGGAACCGCTGGGAATGATGAGCGTACAGTTCAGTTATCAGATGGCAGAACTGTAACGGTAGGCGGGAAGCTTCACGGCGCAGGGGCTAATGCGTTCTACGAAGGCATCGACAACGAGGGGAATATGGTTCGCGTTCCTGCCAGTTCAATCGCAGCGCCTGCAACATCGTCTGCATCAGCACAAAACTATGCCATGAAGAAGGATATCGACGCGATCGCAAATGCAGACGCTTCTGCTCTCGATTTTATGACAGGAATGACCGGCGGTGCAGGTAACCCGGCAATTGGTGCTGATGTTCGCAGCCGATTAACAGGAAAAGAGCAGCGTCAGTTATATAACTCAGCACAACGTATTCAGGGAAGAATGCAGAATCAGGGCGTGGCGGCAGCAAGGGACATGGGCGCCAGTGGTATTAACACCGTTGCAGAAGCGAAGATGTATTTTCAGGGGATGCCGCAGGTTGACTACTCAAGCCCGGAGGCTATGCAGCAGTCGATTCGTGAGATTCAGGAATACACCAACAATTACAACCAACAATATAACGTTAATGTTGGTAAATCTCAGCGGCAGCAATCTCAACCTGCACAGGTATCACAGCCTGCAGCCAGCAGTAACTTTTCTTCACTAT